GTTTTGTGTCACTTCTTCAGGCGTAAGCCCTTCTTCAAATTCTTCTTCGTAGGAACACACATTTTGAAAGAAGTGCGTTATCTCCAAGTCGCTCATTTTGGACCCGTCATCGTTGACTCCCCGGCCTGACATGAGCGCAACTCACTTTTGAGCCAGCGCTTGAACCACTGCCATGCTGTCATCTGCAGTTCGCGAATCTCTTCCCAGCACCGGGATATCTCTTCTTCACGTTCCGCAATCTGGCGAGACATGTCTAAGATTATCTGACTGTCTATTGCTGCCCGGCGGTCTTTCTCAGCAAGCTGCTTGTGCGGGTCTTGAATTAGATAGGTAGCAGCAACCAGAAGCAGGGACATCAGGAACTTCTTCATTGTTTTGTTTTCTCCTTAAAATATAACGCGAATTCCGAATACTTGACCCGGAAAAGCAGGGTTGACTAAGACATATCCTTCCAGTCCTTCGTCTATGTACACGCCATCCCACGGATACCCTAGCCACATGTCTGTGCAGGGGTACTCTAGGCCGAAGTACACATCTCCGTATTCAAACATGGAACCGTACAAGCATTCATTACTGTACCAGTAGAAGCCGGGGCCTCCGAAGAAGAACGGGTGGTAGATGCCGAAATTGCGAACGAAGAACCTGTGATCAAATCGATTTCCGTCCCAATGACGACCAGCGTTACGCCTGCCATTTTCAAATCGCCTGTCCCTATGCTGGCGATCCCTCACATCGTTGTGGTCACGGTTGCGCTGGTCACGTCCTGTGTTATGGTCGGGGCGCTGTGGACGCTCGGGGCGTGATGGCATAGGACGAGAGGGCCTAGAGGGAGACGGGTTATATCTTTGCGGTGTGGCAGAAAGCCCAACCGATAAAGCAAGTGTACAAAGCAACAATTTCAGTTTCATACTTCTCCTTTTCAGTTTCATACTTCTCCTTGAGGAAAGACTTGGTTCGATTCCATGCTTCCGTGGTCTGGACTTTCGGGACGATAATTCAGAAAAACGTCTGCAATCTCGGAGAGCATTTTGTGAGCACAGTGATCGCAGACTTTAGTTGGCTCTTCTCCGTCCCGAATCAACATCGTTCGGTGGCAACGCATACAATCTTCGCCCATGTCGTCATCCAGACACGTACAATGCTTATCCATAGTTCCCCTTTCTAAAATCAAAAGCACCTTGTTTGGGTATAACTGTGTCGTCTAACTATTTCTTGTTTGGAACTTCGGTGGGATGCGACCAAAAATCGAACTCAGGTGCCCCCGTGTCGTCCACTACGACTGTGGAACCTGCTGTGATTTGCCCACTGTTTATTAGTCTAGACAATGGTATTTGAATGCGCTGTTCAACGGCGCGCTTAAGGTGACGCGCCCCATAGCATGGATCAAAACCCTCGCTTAACAAAGTTTTCTTGGCTTTTGGTGAAACTGTAAAAGAAAACCTAGGACAAATTTTTGTCTTCTGCTCAGTAAGGGACACCAAGGGGGAGCTGGCTACGAAGATTCTATGGTCAAGTTCCATCAGTTGTATTTCTAGAATCTTCTCAATCTGCTCTTGAGTCAGGGCCTTGAACATTACAATGTTCTGGATTCTGTTCATGAATTCAGGTGAGAATTTAGCTTTTGCTGCGCTTATTGCAATCTGTTCTAGTCGCTTGTTGTCTTTTTCTTCGGAAAGCTCTGCAAACCCTATACCGCGATTGGCCATCTCACGGGCCCCAAGGTTACTGGTCATGACAATGATAGTTTTGGAAAAATCTACTACCTCATTGGTGCCCAAGGTAAGCGTGGCATTGTCCAAGATGCCCAGCAGAATATTCCAAAGTGCGTCAGACGCTTTCTCCACTTCGTCTAAAAGTACGATAGACAACTGCATAGAGTCTGTGTGGTATTCATTCAAACGCTTTTGGTTCAGAACCGCAGCGGTTTCCCTATGGCCTAAATAGCCCGCAGGTGACCCGACGAGTTTGGCAATTTCGTGACTATGCTGGTACTCTCCACAATCAATCCTAAGACAAGCCCGTTTGTTGCCGAAGAGAGCCTCAGCCAATATTTCACAGGTCCATGTCTTTCCCGTACCAGTGCCTCCTAAAAATAAAGCGTTTCCTACAGGCTTATTTGATTCAGTAAAACCTGCTTGATGAGCTTCGAATATATCTAGCAGCACCTGAAGGGCCTTCTCTTGCCCTACGATCTTATTAGAAAGTTGCTGCATGAGCAGCTTAGAGATTTTACTATGCAGAGAAAGGTCTAGTGCTCTTTGTGTTCCTGAGGAACTCATTTTAACCCCCTTATTTTCTCTGCCCTCGCAGCATGGGCCTCTTCAAACGTATCGAATACGCCAATGTGTGCTCTTATGTTAGGTTCGGGATTCCAACGTGCTCGGTATCTGCCTGTGCTTTTTTATGAAGGTGATTCCCTCTCCCGGGGTACGCCCGGTCTTCACGGCATGCACAGTGTTGCTCCGTTTAGTTGCCCACTCTAGTTGGGTGGCGCGGCAGTCAGACTTTGGGCCAAGATGGTTTACTTCTGGCAAACTAAGAGGATTTGGTATAAAAGCAATAGCTACTAATCTGTGTATAGCTAAGGTGTATGCTTTGCCTTCTTTGTAAAACTGTATAGTGAGGTAACCTCCAGTACCAAACCAAGGCTTAAGCATAGTTTTGCCCGGATGGTGAGGAGTTGCATGTTTTCTGCGTACTCTGCCAAGATCGCTCACTTCATAATCTTCGAAGTCTTCAATTGCTGCCCATCTTTCCATGTTCTCTCCTTATTCTTTGTTTAACATCTTGATACGCCAACCAGACTTTTGTCCCTCTTCAAGTTCATGTAAGCATTCATCTGCTACACTCTCAGACACAATTGGCAGTTGCGTTATGTCTATGGCTGCACCGGCTCCGTGGGCCCTGATGGAATCCTCGGTATTCCACCGGGCTTTGTTATGTCGCAGGCCGTTCTCATCTGGCCGGTCGATCTTCCACGCATGTTCTACGCAGTAGGTCCTCAGAGCATCACCTTCTTTGCCTACCTCAGTAATGATCCCGGGCCTAGTGCATCCTTCCACGCAACACTTAGGCTCGGAGGTGCACAGATCACAACCTATGCATCCATCATTGGCCTTGGCTTCCTCTGCGTGGAATCGGCAGTAGAGTTTCCCTTCGTACTGGATCACCCCATATCGGTCGCAGTCTGCAATACAGCACATCACTTCTGAATCGTCCATACTCTCTCCAATACTGGGGCTATGCCCAAGATTTCCCACAGTTGTGTGTCCGGCGTGGCTCCTAGATATTTTGCTACCACTCTAGGCCATACGCTGCTTTCAGCATAGCGTTTGCCCAGTTGCTTCAGCGTTAAGTTCACGCTGTATCGGGATTCCCCGTCCACAATTTTGTTGATCTGGTGTTGCAGGGCTTCCCACCCCGCTTTATCATTCTTGAACACCACATACTGCTTGTGGATGCCCACCTGCCCCGGGAAGTGGTAGCCTTTAAGAGCTTTGATGTCCCCCGGATTATGATTTTTTGTAGGCAGCGTATTTCGTACTCCAAAGCCTTCAGCCTTCGCAATAGCTTTGGATAAATCTTGTATTCGGTCTTGCGCGAAACAACTCGTAGTCAGTAGCAGAACAAAACTCAAAAAGAGTTTCATTTTGTTGCCTCCTATTTGTTTGGATTGTCGTCATGGATGTCCTCCCCATGCTTCGGGAGAGCATCTACTGTCTTCCTCGTAAGGTTTTCGTTATAGCATATTTCCATATGGGCCACTAAGAGTTTTGTGGCGCTTTCCAGTTCCAACTTTCTTGCGTCGTAGCGCGGTGAGTTTTTGTCGTAGCGTTCTAGGATGTCCAGAGCTGTCTTCCACAGATCGTACAGTTCGGTAAGGAAGTCAAGCCGGGTGCCAACGTTATCCATAGAATACGTACGTAGGATTGGAAGCTTATCGTCGTCGCTGATCATCGGAGTACCCAAGTAGCGACTAAAGTTATGGAGGCCCCGAGGAACCAGTAGAGACTTCTGCGCCAGTCCGACGCACAGAGGAACCCTAAGGATGCCCCAAGGCCCAAGAGAACGTTTAGGGCTGCAATGCGTTCTCCCCAGTTCATACCCACACCCCCGTCAACATCTGTTCTACTAAGCGTACGGCTCGGTCCCCGACCTCGGTATACCACTTTGAATCCTTCATGTCCGCAGCAGACTTCACGTAATTTCCAGCCTGCGTGTCAGTGATGTCGTGACGGAATTCCAGCAGTCCCGGGACACCCATGTTGAATGCCATGTTTTGCAGGACACCGTGCCGCGCGTCATCTAAAGTTGTTACCCACGGCAACTGCCGCTGTAAGTAAGTGGAGATACGTTCTACATCTTTGCCGAGGATTTGCGTAGCTTGTACTTCGGTGATGGGAGTCACCAAGTCTGGGATCGGATTAGCATCTAGGTTGTGGCCGTAACCAACGGTTCTAAAGCCTCGGCCATCATCGTAGATGTCTAGACGTAAACCCTCGTCACGCTTGAGTTGGTCGATGATATTGGTAATCAAAATTCCCTCCAGAAAATTTTTTCCATGCGCGGACGGCCTATTGTGGATGATACTTTATGATAAAGTGCAGCGCTGTAGTCTGCACAACCACAGCATATATCGCTATGATGACACCGATGACTGCACAGATGGTGCGTATTGTCTCCTTGTTCATCCTTGCCCCTCCGTGCGCTTCAATTTTTTTTCGGTCTCTGCTGCAGCTTTTTCTCTTTGTGACTTAGACCACACCATCCCATATGCCACAGCCAAAGTGAACGCTGCAGCGGCAAGGTAGATTGTTAGGCTATCCAAGGGGCACCTCCATATTTACTATGACGGTATCTAAGGTAGGCTTAGCCGTGCTTACCGTTACTTTGCAAGGCTTTCCACAGCCCTTGCAGCGCCAAGACCCCAGACCTTGTTCCAATGCTTTTTTCTTGTCTACCTGCACACAGGCAGGTTTCATAGCTGGTGCACTACAACAAGTTGAGGTGTAACTTTTGACGGGACCGCGCGGCTTTACGACGGCCTTTACGTGGTTCTTCTTGCTGCGGGACTTCTGTGCAAACCGGCTTTTGCCGTGCGGCTTCGATGTAGAAGTCATATTCTTCCCGTTCTTCTGGGTGGAACTCGACTGATAATTCCCAGTCGCGCTGGGGGTCTTCTGATTCGTTGAATTCGGCATACATGGCAAGCTCCTTAGGTTGAATTTTTACCACAACTTCGGATCGTCTGGGCTCCAATATTCGTACCAGCTTACCCAGCGTATTTTCCATTTCCAAATTTTGAGAGTGTATAGCACGCCCTCTCCACGGTAAGATTCACTTTTCAAAGATAGGTATTTCATACACCCCTCTGGGTCAGTGTTTTGAACTGTAGTAAGAACAGTCTCTTCGCTACCTCTGCTGTGCATGGTTCTATGGCGTCGGGCAGAGGTTTCACATGGTACCACTCAGGGCCCGCGTTGACCATAAGGTCTCGCTGTTCAGTCACTAGCAAGACCATGTCTGCATCCTTGACTTCCTTCGGCTCTTCTAGAGGCAAGCCAAAGCGTTCGCAGATGACACCCATAATGCGCTTTTCATACGTGCGGTATGGTTCCAAACCAATCAGTCTCTTGAACGGGCGCGGAAGATCAGAGCAATAGGCTTCACTAGCATCATGGAGTAGTCCCCACAACTTGTTCTCAACCGAGCACAGAGCAGACACCCTATAACAGTGTTCTGCCACGCTGTAGTGTGTCTTAACATGCCCTGTGAACCTACAGATGTGGCTAAGGGAGTGAGCAATGTCTTCAATGCTCACATCTTTAGGACTCATATCTTCATAATGAAAAGTGTTGCCTGTGTACGTCCGAATTGTGCTCATATCTGCTCCATGACAACATCAGGTAAGCCGTCTTCTTTTTCTAAAGTGGTTATCTTTGTGTGCAAAGCATTAAGTATGTCTTCTCTGTCTTGAAGCGTCTTCTGAAGATTTGATAAGCCATTGGCTAATTTCTCTCCATTGAAAGAATACCAACTTCCTGACATTTCAAAGAGACCGCGACGAGATGCATACTCAATTAGGCTGCTGATCTTGTCAAAGCCCGCCTCTTGTTCGGTACCAGGGTAGATTAAGTTGACAGTGGCTTCACGAAAAGGCCGTCCACATTTGTTCTTCACACATTTCAGGCGTACTTGGTGCCCAATTATGTTCTCTTTGCTGCCGAAGGTGATTGCTTCTTTGCGTCTAATGTCTACACGTACGCTGGCGTAGAATCCCAGAGCTTTTCCCCCAGTAACTACTTCTGGGTTTCCATACATTACACCGATGGACATCCTTATCTGGTTGATAAAAAGCACTGTGACTTTATTGACAGCGCACTTCGCGGTGATCTTACGACAGGCCCTAGACATAAGCCTTGCCTGCAACCCAACGTTTTGGTCGGACATCTCGCCTGCTAGCTCCGCTTCAGGTACGAGCGCAGCTACTGAGTCAATAACAATTAGGCTAACACATTTGGAGTCGATAAGTTCCTCGACAATCTGCAGCGCTTGCTCCCCACTGTCAGGCTGGCTGATAATCAGCTTGTCTATGTCCACGCCGAGCCGCTGTGCGTACTGAGGATCGAGAGCATGTTCTATGTCAACTACCGCAGCTATGCCTCCTTGTGCTTGTTCCTGAGCCACAATATGTAGGGAAAAACTGGTCTTTCCTGCGCTGGCAGGACCGAATACTTCCACGATACGTCCTCGGGGAATCCCTCCACACTCCAAAGCTCCGAAGTCGAAGGTAGGGAGACCTGTGGAAATAACGGGAATAGGCACTACGTTTTTGCTACCCAAGCGCAGCAGAGAGTTGGTAGTATCAAATTTTTTGTCCAAGGATTTCCCAAGGGCAAACAACTGTCGAAACTTCTCTGTCTCTGTAGTCGGAGCCTCGACTATAACCTTGATTTCCTTCTGCTCATCTTTCTTCTTACCGAATGCCACTGTTTACCTCCGTTTGAATGTCTGGGACTTGGAGTTGATCGCCTTCGATGCCGGATGCGGCCTTCGTTTGTTCGCTTGCGTACTGTTGCAAGAGCTGTTTACGCAGGAACACACCAAACATTTTTACCAGTTTTTTTCCGTACACTTTGATCACACCCTGCGTGCCCTGCTCCATGAGAAGTTTATGCACTTGGTCTACGCCCTCTGGATTGTTGGACAGAAAAGCTTCCCAGCATGAGAGGCAGTTAGAATGCGAAGGGAAACTGCGAAGGTTCAGGCTGTGCCCACAGGCTATAACCACGGGCGTACGCACAGTGAAGTTCCTTCCGCGCCATTCTCGCGCTTCTTTTTCGGTGGGCTTAGGCTGTTCGACTGGCTTGGCTGCTCCGAGGTCCGGTCCCGCAGTCCGTGCAATTCCACCATATTCTTCATAAACATGCGTCTCAAGTTCTTCGGGATTCATTCTAATATGTCCTCCGGGCTCACAGACTCCTCAGGGAAATGCTGAGGTTCTGGCCTATCCATCAATTGATTGTTCTTGGCACGGTAATAAAGTACACGATAATCTCCGTCGTAATTCATCTTGCTTTTTAAGAATGCCTGTCCAAGAGCACATTGCATATCGATGGGAAACAGTTCATAAGCATTCTCCGCAGCAAGCTGTAGAAATACTTTGTAATACACCGGGGTAAGGGTTCGTTTCGCTTTTATTTCCACGTCCGAGATAAAGTCTATACTCTCGGCTGTTACTTCACCGCTCTGATTTAACACAGCGCGCCTTGGACCCGGCTGTGGCGCTGCCTTCAAGACACAGTATAATGCCATGACGTTTATAAAGGTGTCTTGGAATAACTGTGCTTCTATTTGTTCTTTACTCACAATTTTCCTTTCCTGCTTTCTTTTTCAAGGAGTTTCCTTCTTTGTCAAAACGTTCTCCATTTGGTCCACCATAAATCATTTTCTTCTTTCCCCTAGCTTTTCCTATGAGACCATATATCTCTTTTCCTAGTGCTCTTGGGGCAGTTGGATTTTCTAAGTAATCAGCAGCTTTTCTCAAAAGTACTGGGTCGTCATTGAACATGGCTAGACCACGGTTAAACATTGGAGACAATAATCCACGGAAACGCCCAGAGCTATGGTCATGGTCAATAGAGAGGTTATACTTACCCGGAGAGTTTCCAGATATAGCGCAAACCCCGCCTTGATAGTCAGACACATGTTTCCAATCTTCAGGCGTTATTCTGTACAACGTCCAAAGCCTTCTCTTGTTTTGGTTCTTATTGTACATCTCCTTCTGTGGTGTGCTTGGTTTATACACCCTCTTAGCCTTTGGATCTATCGGCTTGCTAAGAGAAAGACTGCTGCAGTCTTTGCACTGCTTGCTGCCTCCTCTGCGTAAGTTGTTGGCGGTTACAATGCTTTCTTTTCCACATTCACAACGACATAACCATCGCAAGGAGCCATCAGACTTGCTTTCGGCCCGTTCTACAACTGTCCATTTATTAAACTTCATGCCTAGCAAATCAATTGCTTTGCGCATTTGCGTCCTGTGGTACCAAAGGTATGGCTCTGTAGAGTGACTTTGGGCGATTGACTACATAGTAATTTACCTTGTTCTCCTGCCGCAGAAGCCTTAGTACACGATCAGCACTGCTCGGGCTGACTTTGCCTACCACGTTGTTGGTGACGTAAAACCGCAACTGGTCCGAGGTAAACGTGGGGTCTCCTGAGGCTAAGCGCGCTTTCATGAAGTCCAAGATTG